TCAAGCGTCTAAAAATATTAGAATGTTAAGGTCTGCATTAGGTGAGAATATGGAAGAAAATGCTGATATGAGATTTGGTGGTAATATGGAAAGAGGTAATAGTACAGTAGTTACGACTGCTGATGATAATTCAACTAACTCAACTGTAAATAATAGATCAGTTGTTTCTGTAAATACTAGTGCTTCAAATCATGAGAGAACCATTGAAGCAATGAATATCGCCAATGGTTCTCATTATTCTTTAACTCCTGGTGAAGATTTTTAGGCCGTCTGATATCTAGGCGTCTTCGTTAAGGTCATTAAATTTTTCATCTTCTTTCGTTTCGATTGTTTCTTTAAGTTTGTCATTTTAGTTCTCCTTTTGAATTGATTGAGCATTGTGCCCATTTGCCTTGATAATGTCATTCGACTTCTCCTTTGGTTTGTAAATCGTGATCAGTTCTTCTTTACCTTTCACCTTAATCTTATCTACTTCAACTGATTTAATATCAATCAATTGTTCTTTCGTATAAGACGAATACAAAGTAGGTGTAACTTTACCATTATCATCTTTGTAGTTTCTAGTCTGTGCTTCTAGTCTTGCTGCCAAGTTTACAGCGTCACCTATTACAGAATAGTCTAGTCTCATCTCACTTCCCATATTACCTACAATACATGTTCCAGTATTAACACCTGAACCAATGTTAATATCTGGTAAACCTTTTTCTTTAAATTCTTTTTTAATTCTATCTGTTTCTTCAGCACACTCGATAGATGTTTTGACTGCCATTTCAGCATGATTGTCACAATCAAGTGGTGCATTCCAAAACGCCATAATACAATCGCCCATATACTTGTCAATTGTACCACCGTTCTTTAATACTATCTTACTCATACGGTTTAGATAATCATTGATAACTTCTACAAGTCCTTCAGGATCATCTTTGTTTTTATAGTATTCACTTATAGGTGTAAACCCTACAATGTCCATGAATAAGAAACTCATTTCTTTTCTTTCACCACCTAGTTTTAATTTACTAGGATCTTTTACAAGTATCGCCACTTGTCGTGGATCAAGATACTTCTCAAATTGTTTTCTGATTTGTTGTTTGGCACGAAACTCTAATATGAAACGTAAGAATGTTGCATGAAAACCTGTAACCCATAATGTTAATAATATCCATGTGACATCTATTAATACTAGTGTCTCAAATGCAATTGTAAAATAGTTACCTATGCCAAATGTCGCACCTAGTAATGTTAGACCTATAATCCAGTATGGGGCAAATCTTGTTAATAGTATTATAACACATCCTACAGCAAATGCAAGCATTAATTCTATCAAGGAATCATATCTTGTAATAGTCTCACCATCTAATATTGTCTGTAGTGAGTTAGCACTTATAACATAGTCATATTGTTCACCTATTGGTGTTGCAACTATACTAGATGTACCCTCTGCTGTCAAGGCAATAATTACTGTTGTACCTGCGGCGTCAGAAAAGTCTTGACTGGCGGCAGATAATGTGTTAAACTCTTTGTTCCATCGTAACCATATTCTTGCGTTTGTGTCTGTGTTGATTGTTGCATAGGCAGGCACTCTCATTGCGATTATACCTGTATCATCCGCCTTAACTTGATAAGAAGGATCACCTACTGCAACTCTTATTGTTTCTATCGCCATATTAGGATAGACCTCATCACCTATTTTCATGAGTAAAGGAACTCGTCTTACAACACCATCTATTTCTGGTGCTGTGTTGATAACACCTACGCCTTGTGTACACTTCGCAAGTTCTGGCAATGGACCTAACATACCAGGCCATTCATATAAAAAGTCTAAAGGATTTCCTATCTTCGCAACACCTCTTGGTACAGGATTAGATGTTCTTTTTTGTACTGTACCTGTTTGTGCAATTACAGTACCGTAACCTAACTTTTCACAAAACTCCCAATCACCACCAAACCTATCAGGTTCAGTAAACAATATAGGCATAACAATAATACCTGTTTCTGCCTGTCTTAAATTTAAAATTAAATCTGCTAGTATGTCTCTCGGCCATGGCCATTGACCATACTTCTCAATTGCTTCTTCATCTATTGTTATGATTGTAATGTCTTTTGATTGTGATTTTTCTTCATTCGCAAGAACAAAGTCAAAAGATTTTAGTCGTAGTGTCTCTTTGAAACCTGGGTCTTGTAACCCTAGATATGTAAGAAAAAATAGCGTTATGAACGCTGTTGTCCAATGTGTAATATATTTCACTATTACTATTTAGTTTTGATTAACTGTTATAGTGCAAAATGAATGACCACACCATAGTGTGTTCGAATAAGACTTGTTGTTACCTGTTTGATTGAAATACATAGATGAACCGTTAGATGTTCTACCATCTACGTTTACGTCAAGTGAGTTGCCATCACCTACTTGGTCAATGTCTATAATGAAACCATCCATACTAACTATATCAAAGTCAATATCATTGTTTTCACCATCTTGTACTATATCTAAACTACCACCGTCTGTTAGATTATCTATTGTTAAGTCTAAATCATTTGCCTTTGTCAAAGTCGATAATGTAAGAATGAATACCATTAGACATAATAATAGGAGATTGTCTTTTAATATCTTTACGATCATATTTTGTTTTATCCTTTACTACCCTTTTTCTGTACTTAGGTGTTCGTAGGTCTTTCGCTATCGGGTTCTGTTTCTTCATTTTTCTTCTTTGTTTTTGCTTTCATCTTATTAATATATCTACGATAAACATCCGCTGCGGATGTCTTACCCATTTCTCTTGCTCTCTGTTCCATAGCAATCGCTGCCTGTATTTTGTGAGCGTGTTTTTTACCTGACTTCTCAATCTTTGCTACACTTGCCTCAGCGTCTTTTACTGTTGCAAATTTAAGACCGTGTATTGTACCCTTTGGATTCTCGTCTGTGTACAAATCACTATGTTTATCTGAACCTGCAGGTTGTCCTTTTTTTCTTGCAATTCTAGGATTGTCTTCTAAAAACTTATAAAATGTTTTCATTGTATTTGTTGTATATCTATTTCGTTGTCTTGTCCTAGTAATTCAAAATCGTACATTTCAAACTCCCCTTGTATTATATTTATAACATATCCATATTCTTTATCTAATCTCAGTTCAATGTATGCGCCAGAGGCGTCTTCTCGTATCCATACCCATTGTGGATCTTCGTCTAACAATATAACACCAGTCTCAGGATTTTTACCTAACACAATACCTTCTGTTGATCTTTGTTCTTGTTTATCAAACTCATTTCTCATTTCTTTTGCAAGTTCTTCATTGATTTGTTTAAGTATGTCTGCAAGAAAATTTTGTTGTAAAAAATCTATATCTAAACCTGTTACATATAAGTTTTCGTCTTCTTCTAAGTAATCTTGTTCTAAGTCATCAATTTCTAAAAAGTCAATATCTAATGCGTCTGCAACTGCTTTAATTTTTTTTACATAATCTTCTTCTTCTATTTCTTTTGGTTTTGCAACAATCAACATGTTGTTAATCATGTCTATTTCTAAATCTAATTTTACTGGTGGTGATGGCGGACTTTCAGGCACGTTTACTTGTGTTGCTTGAAACGCTTGATTGAGTATAACTTGTCCTGCGTCTGTTTCTACACTAATCTCACCTACAAAACAATTACCATTTGTATCACATGATGGTAATAATATAATTGTACTACCACCTAGTTCATCTATTGTCATAGAAAAATCTGTACCACGAACACCTATCGTTGCTGTTGGTGTCGTTATCTTTACATCTTGTCGGGAGTTTTTTGCAATCTGTCCACTTGCATATCTAACTGTACCAAGTGCCGCCTTTAATGACAGTTTACCTGTGTTAGTATTTGGGTCAAATACAAATTCATCTATAATAAGTTTACTGTGTTGAGTTACATCTACTCTGGTATCATCTATGAATAATATACCTACTTTACCATTACCAGTTTTTACTGTGTCGTATTGTTCTATGGAAAGTTCTTCTTCGATTGTTATATCTGTTTTGTCACGGTCGATAACACCGTTACCTTCTACTTGGTCAACGTTACCTATGCTACCCCATAAAGAGGTAGCATAGAATAATATTAATATTATTATTGTCCACTTAGTCAGTTTGCGATATGTCGATATCATGGTTATCACCACTTGTTGTCAAGTTAATTATATTATCATAAACACCTGATTGTGTTATATCTACATCAGCAATTGAACCAGTGTGACTGTGAACTAAGGTGTGTCCGTTAACATCACCATCACCATTTATGTCAATTAAATAATTATTTGTGTCACCGTTTACGGTTAACGTTAATATAGCAGATGTTCCATCGATAGTAGCAGCAACTACGTTACTGTCACTTCCTGATGATCCTGTTATACTTACAGTCGCATTTGCGGCGTCAGCAGTTTCACCTATATCGATATCTAAATCATTTGAGTTACCTACCCATACTATTGAAGCAGTAGCAGTAGCACATGAAGAATTATTTCCTGCGCTATCACAATTGAAATCTATATCGTTTGAGTTTCCTGTGACGTTAAATGTTCCTGTAAAGGTTGCGCCGTTTACATCAAACTTTAAAACGTTACTATTACCAACTTGATCAATGTCGATAGTGGTATTAGCACCTGTAACTGTTGAAGCAGTTGTACTATTACCTACAGTATTGTTTTGTCCGTCTTGGGTAATGTCGAGGTCAAGCGTAGCACCTGATTGTGTCACATAGATATCATTTGCCATTACCGGTAAGGCAAACAACATTACTATTGCGATTATCTTAGCGTACATTACTTTACTCCTCTATTTTAAATTTCCATAATCCCTTATCGATACCTTCATAAATCATATTATGAATAGCATGCTCGATTGTAGTTCTTATGGCATAATTGACAGGTTCATTAGTTGCGACACCTGTCTCTATTTCAAGCGCTTTTGTACTCATGTCTAAAAACCTGAATACGTCACCGCCACTTGAATGACTTGCGATAGTCTTTGTTGCTGATGTGGTGATTAATATTTCACCAGTTTGTACTGCAACAAGTCTTATCGAAACTGTTACTTGGTCTGTACGATATTGTTCATTAACTCCTATACCAAAATATCTTGCACCAATGCCACCTGATGTAACATTGGAATCATATCCTACAATACCACCCTCTACTATAAGTCCTGCAAACTTTAGAGGTTTTAATTGATTTTTTACGTCACTCTCTCCATCATATAATTCTCTTGTTGATCTTATTAATTGTCTTTCTTTTATTATAGCGTCAAGACCTTGTCTCTCTACAACTATAAACCAAGGGTCATTACCACCTACTGCTTTTAATCCATTGATAACCCATGTCTCTGGTCCTTGTGTAACTGCTGTTGATAATTGAGAAAACTTTACATTAGGTTTTCTTTGTCCTGTTCTATCAGGAAAATTATAAACTGCAATTGTAATTTGTGGTTGACCTAATTCAGGTATTAGGTTTAATCTTTTCATTGTATCTGTTTCAAGTGTGTATGGTGATTCGCCATAAACTATACTATCAGATTTTGTTGAAGCACAACTTGTTAGAAAACAAGTAATCGCAACTATGGCAGCAATGTGTGGAAAACTGATTGACATATTAAAATTTAAAGTCGCCTACTGGTACGGACATTGTTGTTGTCGAACCATCTGGTGATGTAATTGTTAGTGTGATTATTTCTGTTGTTGTGTCTTTGACCCAATAGATTGTAGAACCTTCTACTTCAGCAGTACCAGATGTAGGACAAGTGCCTTCACATTCTGTACCAAACATATTATCAACTAACTGTTTTGATAAATTTGCATAGATACGACTTTCAACGTTTTTGATAAACTTGTTAATAGTCGTATTATTTTCTTCACGCTTGGCAGCGGCGTCAGCAGACCTTTGGTCGTCAGCAATATTCTTTTCTCTACTATATCTTAATTGTTCAAGTGATAGGACATGTGTACTGTATCCATTTCCAGAGAAAGAAGGATTTGAAAAATCATGTACGATTTCACTTGCGATACTAGGTGTCGAAAGCACATAAAAAAACATACCTAGCACCAATAATTTTAGTGCTTTCATATGCTAGTATTTATATAAAATAGGTAATTGAAACGAACAATATGATGTAATGTAACATCTGGTCAGTCCAGATAGATGACCAAAACATTCTATTGTTTTTTACTTGTAAATAATGAGAGTTTATTCTTGATGTTTGCCAATCTTGTAACCAATGCAATATTGCCGTCAATATTACCCATGGCATGATACTGTTAAAAACCACTACAAATGGTATGATGTATGCCCCAACATGTGCCGTCAACCAGTAATACGATTTACTCTTTTGGGTTGCCATCTTCTCTGTTTGAAGAAGACCGTCTCCTATCCAATGACATATTACTATCTTTATTATTATTCCTAGTTCCATCTTTTTCCTCGTTCTCTCTCATGGCCAAAATGGTGTCTAACTTTGACCTTAATCTAATTAAATCATTATCTAGCATTCTAATTCTATCTATGAGTAAGATAGTGGTATATTGTGCCTTGTCTAGTTTCTCTATTATGTTTCCTGTTATGTAAGTATATATGAAGTAAATAAAATAACCCATGGCGATTGCCGCAACCGTGGCAAATCCATATTGGTTCAATATCTCTACTATAGCGGATGTTTCTTCTACTGGCATTAATCTTTTCTAGCGTCTGTTTTACCATCTGCTCTGGATATTCTATCCATGTCAGGTTTGATATTGAGAGCGCTACATACTAAAATGTCAAGTTTGATAAGGTCATGGTTCATGGTCTTTACTCTATTATCTAGCGATCCAATTAACATTGATATTGTGCCAACTTGTTCTACAACTCCTGCTAGAATATATTTAAGAATAATATAAATGAAAAGACCCATTACCATTGCAGCGGCAACAGGCAATCCAAAGTCAACTAATATTGTTAAAAATAAGTCCATGTCCTATTTATAAGGACATGGACAGGTTAGTGAACAGGAGAGATTGTAACGATTTACTCGTTAACTAATTTACTAAAGTAATTCATAGTATCGTCTTCACCATCATCACTAGGGGAGGTGGTTTCAATTGGCGAAGGTGTTTCACTTACTTTAGGTGTGTCACTAACTTCCGCAACAACAGGACTTACAGGTGGGATATCTATCTCGTCTGCTGTTACAGTTTTTCCAGTACCGTAAACTGTTTTCTCAAATTTTTGTTTGAGAGCGTCATAAGACTTGAAGTTTGTTGGTGCTGAAAATTCTTTCAATGCATATTGTTTTTTCCATAATGCTTCAATGTAATCATCATCTTCATTTATTTTTGAAGGTGCCTCAAACTCTGATTTATCATAGTTCCAATATCCATCAACTTTTCTTATCTTTAACTTAAAGTTTGCACCTGCCCAAAAATCAAATGGATTGATTGCTTGTTCGTCTGCAAACTCTGGTTTCATTGCTTCTGTAATCTTATCAAAGATTTTTTTACCAAACTTGTATAAGAATACTTTACCCTCGTTCTCTGGATGAGCAGGATCAGAAACAACTAATATGTTTGTAAAGTAAGATAGTTTTCTTTTTCTTTTTCTGGCGATTTCTTTATCTGCGTCAGAACCAGTATTCCACAGTTTACTGTTTTCTTCACTCACAGGATCTTTTTGACCAAGTGTTGTTAAACTGTTCTCAATATACCAACCACCAGGTCCTTGAAAAGCATGTGACCATACTCTTGCCCATGGCAGTTCTTCGCCTTCTACAGCAGGTAAAAATCTTAATACAGCATAACCGTTGCCAGTCTTATCTAGTTCTGGTTTCCAGAACCTTGTATCATCTGAGGAATTATTGTTTGTGGTAGGTTGTGCAACTTTTTCTAGTTCTTTAGTTAGTTTGTCGAAGTTGCCTCGACTTCTTTTTAAGTCTGCGAATGACATATGTTTGTCTCCTTATAATTGTATTCGTTGTATTCGTATTAATTGTATAGTAGTATATATACAAGTTTTTCTTTTCATAATAAAAAAATTATCACTCAGCCGTTCGTGGGATTTACCTGGTGGAATACCCACAATTTTTCAGGAAGAGTCCAGATTCCTAAGAAGATGGTCCCTACTAATAACCTACCCTTGGTGTCTTCAGCCAGTCGGCCCTAACCCTCCTCAGATAGACTTTATGCCCTCTTAAGCATTGTTCAGTCAGAACGATAAACAAGTTGCAACTTGCTCATTTCTGCTGAATGATAACTATATTATACCACATCCTAGACTAAAAGTCAAGCGATAAATTGGCATAAAATTCTTTTTTATACATATATTTCACATTGGGTAAACTGTCCCATTGTGGCATGCGTTGTGATACCTGACTATTACCTTCAGGATTCACTTTAATAAACTCTATATCTTGATATCTTACCATGACACGACCCATTTGTATTACCCAATTTTGTGGTGTTACTGAGTTCTCATTGTCACTTAAATAACCATTTGTGTTCTTGTAAAGATTGTTTATAAAATCTGTTGTACTATACATATCCATACCTATTAGAAAACATCTTTTAGGTTTTTCTACTTTGCAACCTATATACATTGCTGTTGCACCTGATGACCAACCTGGATCTTTAGGTCCGCCTTCACCTTCCCAATTAGGATAATAGTCACTCATAATATCACTTAGTAATGTGATATTGTTATCTGCAAGACCATATGTCCATGTGATATATACATTCTCAAATCCATCACCTTTCCATCTATCGTCAGGTCTTTTTTGATTTACTGTTGATTGTCCATGTATAACAAAATTGGCATACCAGTTCTCTGGTGTATGTTTCCATTCTCTTATTGTTGGGTTTTTCATATTAGATGATTGTGCCTCTTTCATCATTTCATAATGTTCGTTAGGCATGTTTTCCCAATCACGAAAATATACTTTGTTCTCGTCACAGTAACCACTACGATATATTTCATGTTCTAACATAGGGTCTACTGCAATAAGACCATCTAGTTTGTGTTCACGATAAAGTGCATTACAACCATAAACTTTACCTTTTGTTTTTAAAAGTTCTACGTCTATGTCTTTACGACTTTCACCATTACCTAATACAAACAAATCACTCATTTTATCATGCCCCTTAGTATTAGTTTCATTCTCTCTGGATTGTATTTGATAAAGGGACCATATTTTACTATTTTTGTTTTTAACTGTGGCCATATAATTGTATCTTTTATTGTCTTGTCAAATTTTTTTACATAATTTAACATATTCTGTAAGATACACATTGTCTCTATAGATATTCTTTTCGCAAGATAAGTTTTAATCAATATAGGATGTTGACCTCTTGTTACTTTAAATATCTTATCAAAGTTTTGTTCACTCTTTCTCATTAATTGTTCAATGTCTCTTTCAAAATAATATGTCAAACCGTCTATTCTTTTTTGTCTATCTAGATATGCCTCTTGGTTCATATCCTTGATGTAACTTGATTTATTAGATATGATATTGCTAACAAAATAGTCAACAATATTATCGCCATATTTTCTGGCTGCCTTAACAAAAAAATATTTGTCATTACGTTGTATAAACGTTTCGTACTTAGCATTAGTTTTAGCATTATACTTAAAGAAATCGTATTCATCTTTTGTAAAATGTAACTTAATGCCAAGGTATTTCTTGTATGCTTCATATCCTTCTTGCATTACTCTTTTTCAAGGTAACTTATTATTTTTTCTGGTGTACTCTCAATGTACGGATCACTATCGTTTGAGAAATTATTAATACCTGGTTCTTCAGCAAGATATGTAATAATCTCATTATCTATAATAGCAGAATAACGCCATGATCTTAAACCAAATCCTTGTTGTGGTTTATTAACTAACATACCTAATGATCTTGTAAATGTGCCACAACCGTCTGGTATCATTTTTACTTTTTCAATGCCTTGTGCGTCTGCCCATGCGTTCATTACAAAAGCGTCATTAACACTTATACAATAAACTTCATCTATGCCTAGTTCTTTAAATTTTTGATAGTTTTCTTCATAACCTGGCAATTGTTTTGATGAGCATGTTGGTGTAAATGCACCAGGTAAACCAAACAATACTACTTTTCTATTTTTAAATAAATCAACTGTTGTGACATCTTGCCAGACGCCTGCAACTCTATATTTAAATGTGTGTCTTATTAAGTTCATGTTTCTCCTATATTGGTAATGTTGCTGTTTTTGGTAAAAAGTTTAAATCTTGTGCGTTCATTTTAATTTTATCTTTTAAATTTCTGTTTATTAGATGTGTCACTTGTTCTGGTTCTATTTCTTTTTCTTTACAATAATCTAATACAGCATCCATATGTGATATTCTTTTTTTACTTGCTATTTTTTCTATCACTAGTGCAAATTGTTTTGGTGTCATATTTCTCTTTCTGGTCTCCCTTGCTACGCTTTCTATTCTACCTCGATATCAGGTAGTTTACTCACATTAGCAAGGGAACTGTTTACTACATCTAATAGTATTTCTGTATCAAAGACCCAATCTATACCATACGACATCAAACAAGTTTCACCTGTTTGTGGAATGGTAAGATAAAAGACACCTTTTTGATTATCAGTATTATACCATACTGACATGGTGCCTAAAAGTCTTCCGTCTGGTTGACCTTGTACTGTAACATTGGCACTACCCATTAACTGCATTTTAAAAGTATTCATTGTAGTGACTAACACTTCAAAAGAATTACCACAATAAACTGGTACTGATTGTACTCTCAATAAATCTTTCGGGAATGTTTCGTCTGCCTGTGCTTTGTTTAATCCTGCAAATAAGAGAGAACAAAATATGCCCAATGCAAAGAAACCTAAAATTACTTTAATATAATAATTCATCAGACTATAAGTTTACTATTTGGTTTCACTAAGTTTGTAGTGTTTTGCTCATATGCGTTCTTTATGTTCTCACCTGGATTAGTAGTGCAAATAATATTATCTTTTTTAATCATAACAATTTCATCTTCACTATAAGGTATATAAGGTTGAAAACCTATTCTAGTATTCTCACCTGGTTTGCCTTGCATAGGTATTAACACAAAAGGTTTTTTAATTGCCGTATGTGTTGTTGTGTGTTCTTTTTCTTGAGGTGCACCAACAACATCTTCGCCTGTAGTTAGTCTATATAATTTAATCGACATTTTTATTCTCCTGCCATTTATAAAAGTCTGATACTGCCTCTTTCAATAGAGGTAAATAATCAACTTTCTTTTTCTTAAACACTTGTGTTGTACCCTCTTCCGTTGTAATTAGTATTACGACTTGTGTTGGTTCTTCACCAAAATGTTCTTTATACATTTCTGCATAAGCACTACCTTGTATAAAATAGTTTTCAATCCAGTCTTCTTGTTTCTCTTTTGTAGATGTTTTAAAATCTATGATAGATAACACGTCATCATATTCTGCAATACAATCGACACGACCTGCAACTGTGTAATCAGTAGAAAACATTGCCGCCTCTTGTAATCGTATATTATTTATTTTTGATAACTCTGGTTTCAATACGTTAAACATCATTCTAGGTAAGAATTGTTTTTTGTATTTGTCAACTTGTTCTAAGTCAACGTTGTTTAAATAATCTTCAACCATGTTATGTACTGCTGTGCCACGATTTGCGGCCTGTATCATTACATGATTTGCAACTTCTTCGCCTACGTTCTTACGCCATTTTAACAATCCTTCTTTTTGACGAATTGATAATACTGATGTTATAGACGGATAAATCTTTTTAGTTTCTTGGTCTTCGTAAAATCTTTTACCATCTACGTTCTTTGCTTTCAGTAGAGGTAAGTCTCTTAATGGTGGTTGATGTGTAAACATTATATAATCCTTAATAGTTAAAACTATTATATCACGGTTTGACTAAAAAGTCAAGCAATTTATCTTCTAGTAAAAAATGGGTCTGGTTTCTTCCCTGCTTTATCCATTGCCTTTCCTAAAAATCTGTTAAAATCTTTATAAGCAACATGTTTGCCGTATCTATAAGAAGCATAGATTACTATACAAACCAATATTGTGTGTGTTATTGCGTCCATTCCTTTGCCTTTTCTGTCACTTCACTTACTCGTCTTGTCCATCCTTTACCAAATGTATCAAATGTAGAAAGACTTTCATAATAATTTTGTCTCATTAATGCATAACTTTCTATAGTCTGTGATAAACCATAGTGTTCAACATACTCGTTTATTTTACCTAGTGTATTAGGACCTATGCCACCATCAACTGTAGTATTTACTAGTCTCTGAATAAATTTTGCGGCACGACCTGGTCCTGCATTTACAGCAAAGTCAAATATACATAAGTCTAGACCTTCAGGTAAATCGTCACCTTTCACTCTATCCCAATAATTCTTTTTATAGATAGGTTCAACATCTTCTTTTGTTAAATCTTTCATTTCTTTTTCGCCACCAAAGTCTTCGTAAACTCTTTTAGTGACACCTAAGTTTGTTTCACCGCCTGGGTCTTTTGGGTGATTTACATAACCACCTTCGTGGTGTAATATTATTTCTAGTGCTTCTGAAAATTTATTGCTCATAGTGTAATCCTAACTTTATTTTGTTAATTAAATATGATTTCAATAGACCTGATCTAACAATGTCTGGTATGCCAAACTCAATACAATCTATTTCTTTCATTTCTTGCATGATATTAACGAAATCTAAAATACCGTTTCTATCATTTGTTTTTGTTAAGTCTGTTTGCTGTATATCACCAGCAAAGACTATTCTTGTGTCTTGTCCTACTCTTGTAATGATTGTATCTAGTTCATGAAAGTTTAAATTTTGACATTCATCAACTATTATAACACCATTATCAATAGTAACACCTCGTAAGAAACTCGTTGATAAGAAATCTATCGTGCCTTGATTTCTTAAATTATTATACAACTGATCAAACGATCTCTCGTCTGGTTGTTTAAACATAAATCGTACCATGTTTTGATATGGCACTTGATACAAATATGATTTGTCTTCCTCATCACCAGGTAAGAAACCTATGTCTCTTGTAGGTAATAAAGAACGAACTATATACACTCGTTCTCTTGGTGACTTCGGGTCTAACACATCTTTTAATGCGTTGTATAATGCGACAAAAGTTTTACCAGTTCCTGCCACACCGTATAAAAAAAGATTTTGACCTTTTTGATATTGTTCAAAAACTTCTTTTTGATTATCTGTTATAGGTTTTATATCGTTTAACTCTGTTGCCGATATACCTAATGTTTTCTTTTTACTTACCATTTTATTTTCACTTTTTTTTATGAGTGTTGCTCAGTTTACATTTTCGGATTCTGTTTACCAGTATATAATATTCCTACCATTGTACTGCAACGTATCTAATTCTATTTATATTTTCCTTTTGCTCTTGCTATCTTTCTGTGTTTTTCTAATACTTCTTTTGTCTTTGCCTCTTTAATTCCTCTACGTCTATACCTTCTACCTAGATTACTGTCAGGATGTTTTTCTGCAATTCTACTTAATTGTTCTTTCCAACCTGCGTCTGTTTTACTGTCAATTTGACCTGTAGTAGATACAATATTCATTTGTGTAGGTGGTAATAGTGTAATATGTTTTTTCTTAATAAACTTTTCCATTTCTGCAATAGTCATTAATTCCTCATATTCAACATCTTTTACTTTATCATAAAATCTATAGGTAGGCATTAATCGTGTTCTCCTCCAGGATCATTTTTAGGTAATGGTACTTTATATACTTGACCATCTTTACCTCTATACAATACTGAACCTCTTGCACGACCCATAGAATGATAACCTTCTTTAAATCTGTACATTCTCTCTGTTGAAACAAAAGTAGCAACTGTTACTACGATTGCAAGTATTAATACAAAATGTGCGACAACTGATATACCAAAAATATACCATGATGAAAAGAATAGTGAAAAAGTTATACACCACATCCATGCCAGTATTTGTAATATTAAATGTCTAACTTGTAAGTCTGGTATATTCTTTAGTGGGTTATGATTGAAGTTCATAACACCATCCCAACATTCTACAACGAAATTTCTCATAGTCCCTCTATCTTATATTTTTTAATTACATTCTTTGACGGTATCACCGTTGTGTTACCACCATCTGACAATTCACCTTTGTCGTCATAATTATAATCAGACATGAGAATATGTACCTTCTTATCTTTTTTTACTAACCAACCTGTCGAAACACAGATTGCTGGTTTAGATGATTGTATATCTTTTAAGTCTCGCCATCCGCTATCACTTTGTATGTCTTCCCAATAGACCAAATAAAAATCAAATGTAAATGGTATAGGTGGTTCGTTCTTATGAAATTCTTTATGTTTACTTTTTGTCATTCATTTTTTCCCCTATTGCATATAACATCAATGTTATGAATAATAAATCTAATAATATAAATCCTAATAATATATTTGTAATCATGCAACTCCTTCAGCAAACCAATCAGGCATATCACGTTTAGACCACTTGGCAAAATATGCTTTTGCTTCTATATAGTAATTTCTATAAGATTGAATACTGTCACCTGGCACTATACATTGTGGATAGTGTTGCATAGCAGGTGGTGGTTCACGCCAACCTTGACCTATATTGTTAGGTGCGTTTTCTAATAATCTGTTAAGTTTTACGTTTGTACTATGTACTTTACCATATCTATGTGTATATTCATGACCTAGATATTTAAATAAATCATACAACCAAAAATATTGTTGTTTAGTTTCTCGACACCATACAGCACTAGGATGATGATAATGTACTGCTTGATACAATTGATTTTGTCTTCTTTCATCTTCCATAATATAACGCCATGTCTTACGACCTGTTTTACTTCTCGCCTCAGTTTTGACACCATCATTCATACGGTGTGCTGTACAAAGTAATTGTGCGGACTCGACAATCATTTTAACAACATGTTTATCAACGTGCCATTTGGCGGCAGTCTGTGGGTCTTTATGTAGATAAAAGATATTCATATTAATCTCCTGTATTAGTATTAATTTCTATTTCTAATTTACCAAATATTTCTTCTATTGCTGTTTCAATGTTTTTCAAAGAACCATCAATTTTTTCAAGATCAATTTCTACCTGTATAATAGTTTTGTTATCTCTAGGTTCAGGATACGCCATTATAGCAATTATAACTGCCCATAACATAACTGTTATTAAAAGTAAATTATTCTTTATTATACCATAAAATTTAGTCATTGTCAACCCCCTTAATAATATTCAACATTTAACATCATAGCATACAACTTGTGAAACCAGACGTACTTCATATCATCTGGTGCCGTATTATATGCTCTTTCAAGAGCGTCAACTCTTTTCCAAAACAAATTATAATTCATATACACCTTCTATATTATATTTTATTACTTTTTTAACCAACTCTGTATAACTATTTTTAGTAGCATACTTATCTAGAGTATCCACAAGATCATAAACGTTGGCATTTTGTGATCTCAACTCTCTAAATTTTTCATAGGCAAAAACTGTGTTTATAATTCTTACATAATCTTTTACACTATCGCATTTATTATCATAAACTTTTACACCCCAACCAATCCATTTGTTTTGGTCCCAAGTAACTGGTAATAACCACTCACTATCTTTGTTAAATGTTCGAATACCAAATAGATTATTACCTTCGTTGGCAAATCTACTTGAACCCCAACCAGTCTCTAGTGCCGCTTGTGCGATTAATATTTCTTTAGGTATGTGTTGCTCAACTGGCAACTCTGAATAGATATGATTGACACATGCGTTTAAAGTTTTTACAAATGTGTCTTTGTTTGATGTATTGATAACAGGCAAACCTGTTTTTACAGGTTTTATACTTGCTGGTTGTACATGTATTGTTATCTCTAACGGTTGACTAATTGTCTGTGCTTGTTTGATTTCTGTAAAAGCAATCAGGTAGATACCCATGATTGCTAATATTGATAAAAAGTATTTCATAAGACCTCTCTTACTATTTATTTACGACACCTTCGAGGTATTCTTCAACCTCGTCAACATCATTAAAACCAATTAAGTCCCACATGATATCAGCAGACTTAACAAGTAACATAGCAGACGCAACTGTTTGAGTTCCGTCTTTGATTTGTTTTTCTAATTGACTTAAAAAGTTCTCGGCATTATCTTCTGCCCATTGTTTTACTTTACCCATTATTGACCTCCTTCAAAATCGCCATAAGTATAAAATTCAGTAACCCCAAACATTTCTAAAGAAATTTTAGGACAAGTTTTCATGATAACAATTTTCATTGTATCTCTAACAATTGTATCTAATCCGTCAATAAAATTAGCAGCGGCAATCAATTGATTACCTGCAATAAGATGAGCAACGGTCTCATAATCTTGACCGTCAAATGGGGTATTGATATATTTAAGTAGATTGTTTCTAGTAGTTTTAAGTTTCATAATGTATCCTTTCGAAATATAGTTATACTATACATGATTTTGTAAGGAAAGTCAAGCATTATCTTAAAGAAAAAACCCTTGTTTTTCAAGGGTTTAGTAGAAATATTGAGGAGTGCGACATGTTGTCACATGGTTTTTATGCGTTTTTTCGCATGAAATCGTCATTCCAACCAAATGCTTCTTTGACTAGATTGGCGGTCAACCCCTTATAGTGTTTGTTTAGTTCTTTATCTTTTACTTGTATGAGTAACTTTGCTTCTTCAGCACACAATCCTTCGAGCATTTGAATAAACATATTATCTCTTTTCATTTGAGACAATTGTGGATTACCACCTTTTAGAAAATGGAACATTCTCTTTACTTCTTGTTTTAACCATGTATGCTCTGTGCCTACAGGTGCCTCGTTTGGTTTATATGGAGGTGCGCCTTCTGGCATTAACCATTCTAGTGTTGGACTAAATGCACCTTTTAAAAACATTCTTAATTCATTTGTATCGTATCTTCTTAATACTTCAATCTTCTTAGGTTTATCTTTTGCATTATTAACTTTTGTTAATATTTCATGAAAAGATAAATTATAATTTTCTGCCATTTTAAAACTCCTCTATTTTTCCTATCAATTCTTTCAAGTCATGTTGTATCATATAAGGCAAAATTTTACTGCGACTTGTTACAGTTGCCTTTTCATACTCTTTATATATATCTGCTTGAA